TGCAGAAACATTCTATACTGCAACATATCCTGTAATCACATCTGGTAAAGATTCTAAAGTAATCATTACATCTACTGCAAATGGTGTAGGTAATATGTTTCATAAGATATATGAAAGTGCAGTTCATGGTAATTCAGAATACAAGAGTTTCTTAATAAACTGGTTCGATGTGCCAGGTCGTGATGAAGAATGGAAAAAAATGACCATTGCAAACACATCTGAGGCACAGTTCGAACAAGAGTATGGTAATAGTTTCTTAGGAACTGGTAATACTTTAGTTAATGCAGATACATTATTAGGTATGAGAGCAATAGACCCAGACTGGCGAAAACAAAATATGAATGTATATGAAAGACCAAGAGCTGGTCATAATTATATAACATGTGTAGATGTATCACAAGGAAGAGGCATAGACTACTCTACTTTTAGTATCTTCGATGTATCTAGTAAACCATTTAAACAAGTCGCAACATATAGAGACAACATGATAAGCCCCATGCTGTTTCCAGATATTATAAATAAGTATTGTAGACCATACAACGAATCCTTAGTAATCATAGAAAATAATGCAGAAGGAAGTATGGTGGCAACACAACTACACTATGACATTGAATATCCAAATGTTTTTGTTCAAGGTATGACAAAATCAACAGATATAGGTATTACAATGTCAAGAAAAATTAAGAGAGTAGGTTGTTCAACTTTAAAAGAACTATTAGAAGAAAACAGGCTGGCTGTCATAGACAGAGCAACGATTACAGAACTTATGACATTTGTTAATAAAGGTTCTTCATTCGAGGCAGACAGAGGTTATCATGACGATATGGTTATGAATTGTGTCCTCTTTTCATGGTTTGTGACAACGGATTACTTTACTAACTTAACAGATACCGCTGTGAAAGACTTACTATATGCAGAACAACAAAAATTAATTGAAGATGATATGTTGCCAGCAGGGGTATTCGGAGAACAATCAACCGAGTCATTTGTAGATTCAGAGGGTGACAGATGGTTTGTAAAATGATTGTTAGATAAATAAATTATATAAATAAAAGTGTAAACAACTTTTACAATGTAAAATACATTAACAGGAGAAAAGTATGGCATTTCAAGTTTCACCAGGAGTTCAAGTCAAAGAAATTGACTTGTCGAATGTTGTCCCAGCTGTTTCCTCTACACGAGGCGCATTTGCTGGCATATTTCAATGGGGTCCTGTTGATGAAGTAAAAACAGTTTCAGACGGACAACAGTTAGTGGATGAGTTTTATAAACCAGCTAATACTGACGCTGGGGCTGAAGACTTCTATTCAGCAGAATCATTTTTGAGATATGGTTCTTCACTATCAGTAGTTAGAATTGCAAACACAGGTTTGTTTTCTGCTAACCAAAGTGGGAACTCATCAACATTATTAAAACACTCTGATGATTACATCAATACATACAAATCTGGCGGGGCGGCTGGAACAGTTGGAAAATTCATTGCAAGATGTGGTGGTGCTTTAGGGAACTCTCTACAAGTATCAGTATGTGCATCTTCAAACGCATATTTCAATGACAATGTATCATTAGTCGATAATTCAAGTGGAATTGCGGCTGGTGCTACAGTTGTTGCTGTCGATGCAGGTGCATCATTCGTAGTAGGTGACATAATTCAATTAAGTTCACATTCTCAACAATATCAGATAACTGGTATATCAGGAAACAATCTAACGATTAAAGCTTTAAATCAACCAACTGATGGTTTAGTCCAAGCAGTTGCTGATAACGAACAAGTTAGTAGATTTTGGGAACACTATGCATTGTTTGACAAGGCACCAGGCTCAAGTGCAGGCGCAGTTGCAGCTGGGGCATCAAACGATGAGATTCATGTCGTAGTCGTAGATGAAGACGGAGTATTCACAGGAACTAAAGATACAGTTCTAGAATCATTCGGATTTGTTTCACTCGCATCAGACGCTAAAGATTCAGTAGGTAATTCAAATTACTACAGAGATGTAATAGAAAGAGAATCAAATTATGTTTATTGGTCAGGTCACTCAACAGCAATGTTAAGTTCTGCCAATGAATCAAGAAGTCTATCACAAGCAGTTGGTTCTGCTTTTAGTAGACCTGCACTTCCAGAGAATTCATCATTAAGTGGTGGTTCATCAGGAAGAGCTAACCCAACAGTCGCACAAAAATCAAACGCATGGACAACTCACTTCGGCGATGCAGAATTAATCGACTTATCATTCCTTATCGTAGGTTCAACATCTACAGATGCTGGGGGTGGTTCTGAGTCTGCTCAAGACACACTTGCAGACCATAACAGTCTAGTCAATAACGCAATACAACTTGCAGAGTTGAGAAAAGATTTATTAGTAGTCGCATCACCACGAAGACAATCATGTGTTGGTGTTTCAAGTGAGGCATCACAGTTGACCAATGTCAAAGGTGACTTTGCAAATATAACATCAAGTTCATATGCAGTTCTAGATAGTGGTTGGGTATACCAATACGAAAGATACAACGACAAATATTGTTGGATACCAGGTAACGGACATACCGCAGGTATCATGGCAAGAAGTGATTTACTTCAAGACCCATGGTTCTCACCTGCTGGATTCTCTAGAGGACAATATCTAGGGATAACAAAACTTGCATTTAATCCGAAACAAGCATCTAGAGATGAATTGTATCGTGCAAGAATTAATCCGATAGTCACATTCCCAGGTCAAGGAACAGTATTGTTCGGAGATAAAACTGCATTAAGTTCACCATCAGCATTTGATAGAATTAATGTCAGGAGATTATTCATTGTATTAGAAAAGGCAATCTCAACTGCCGCTAAAGCTCAGTTGTTTGAATTTAACGATTCATTCACAAGGGCTCAATTTAGGGCAGCTGTTGAACCTTTCCTAAGAGATGTTAAAAATAGACGAGGTTTAGTAGACTTCTCAGTTGTTTGTGACGAAACAAATAACACAGACTCAGTTATAGATAGAAATGAATTTGTATGTTCTATCTTCTTGAAACCTGCTAAATCAATTAACTACATAACTTTAAACTTTGTCGCAACTAGAAGTGGCGTATCGTTTGAAGAAATTTACGGCGCAGTATAAGGAGTAAAAGTAAATGGCAAGTATAGACCAATTTAAAGCACAATTACTCGGCGGTGGCCCTAGAGCTAACCGTTTTAGAGTTTTTATACCAAGGTCTGGTGATAAGATTGAATTCTTATGTCAGTCAGCACAGATTCCTGCTGCTACTGTAGGTGTAGTTGAACAACAATTCAGAGGTCATGTTCTAAAACTCGCAGGAGACAGAACATTTGAACCTTGGACCGTGACAATTATTAATGATGTAGAGTTCAGTTCTAGAACAGCTCTAGAAGCATGGCAAACAGATATCCAAGACTTAGATAGTGGAGAAGGTATCACATCATTAGACTACTTAGTAGACAGAGCATTTGTCGAACAATTAAATAAAGATGACTCAGTTCTTGCGAGATACGAATTCTTTAATATGTTTCCTACTTCAATAGGTGCGATTGACTTATCATACGAGACAGTCGATGCATTGGAGACATTTGATGTTGAATTCCAGTATTCTCATTGGGAAAGAGTCCTTTAATTTAGTGAATAACACCTTTAATAGGGTGTTATAAATATTATTATGGAAATTTTTGGGTTTGAAATAACTCGTAAGAAAGATGAATTACGAGTAAAAGATGTGCAAAAGAAGTCACAGGCTTCTTTTGTTGCACCTGTCGAGGATGATGGAACCCCCATTATTCAACAATCGCCAGGTGGTTTCATATCAGGTGGGGCATATGGGTCTTATGTTGATATGGAAGGTGGTATCAAGAATGAGGTCGCACTCATTCAAAGATACCGTGAGACATCTCTAGTACCTGAATGTGATATTGCTATCGATGACATAGTAAATGAATGTATAGTTTCAGATACCCAAGATAGAATTGTATCACTCGATTTAAGAGATGTAGAACTATCAGACAGCATCAAAGAAAAGATGCACAATGAGTTCAGAACAATCCTATCTTTGATGAAGTTTCATCAAAATTCACATGAACTATTCAGAAAATGGTATGTCGATGGCCGAATTTACTTTCATAAAGTAGTAGATTCGAGAAGACCACAAGCAGGTATACAAGACCTTAGAAACATTGACCCGATGAAAATTAAGAAGGTCAGAAATGTTGAAAAGGAAAAAGACCCTAAAACAAAAATTGATGTAATAAAGAAAGTTGAAGAATTTTATGTCTTCAGCGATAAAGGTTTTAATAAAGGTAGCGCCAATGAAGGCACTACGGCAAAGATTGCACCAGAAGCGATTAGTTATACAACTTCTGGTATGTTAGATTACACAAAGAATGTTGTAATCGGATATTTGCATAAGGCATTGAAGACTGCTAATCAGTTATCAATGATGGAAGATGCACTTGTTATCTATAGAATATCAAGGGCACCAGAAAGAAGGATATTCTACATTGATGTAGGAAACCTTCCAAAGGCAAAGGCAGAACAGTATCTTGCAGATACTATGAACAAGTATAGAAATAAACTTGTTTATAATGCAGATACAGGCGAAATCAAAGATGATAGACGCCATATGTCTATGCTTGAAGATTTTTGGTTACCACGAAGAGAAGGTGGTCGAGGAACAGAGATTACAACTCTTCCAGGTGGTCAGAATCTTGCAGAGATAGAAGATATAGAATACTTCAAGAAGAAACTATATCGTTCTCTCAATGTGCCAAGTTCTAGATTAGAAGCAGACAATGGTTTTAATATGGGCAGGGCATCTGAGATTAGTAGAGACGAACTTAAATTTAATAAGTTTATCAAAAGACTACAGGCAAAGTTTGCTAGATGTTTTACAGACATTCTCAGAACACAATTAGTTTTGAAAAACTTAGTGTCAGGAGAAGAGTTCGATGCATTTAAAGATTTTATATATTATGATTTTGCAACAGATAATCACTTCACAGAATTAAAAGAAGGAGAGATTATGAGAGAAAGATTAGATATTCTTTCACAGGCAGAATCATATGTTGGTAAATATTTTTCTGACGCTTATGTTCAGAAACATATATTACATATGTCAGAAGATGACATCACTCGTATAAAGGGAGAGATTGATTCAGAAGGACATGATGAAGAAGGAGAAGAGTTCTAATGTCAGAAATTAGTAAAAAAATAGTAGACCAGATAGAATCTGGTGAATTAAATAGTGCGAAAGAGAGTATCTTTCAAGGCATGAAAGAAAAGGCTGCTGATGCTGTCGACATGAAAAGAGTCGAGATGTCAGTAGATTGGGCAAATGGCGAAGACTTGGGAACAGATAACAACGATTCTGAGTGAGGCAAAATTTAAACTGCCTCGTGACCAGAAAGAAGTCAAGAAACAGACTGAAAAAGTTGCTGGTAAAACACTAGACATAAGGTTTGGTGAAGATAAACGAGGTAAAATTCATGTGTATATTGATGGTGTTTCCATGGGTGACCCATACATAAATATGAAGGCCGCACAAAAAGAGATGAAAAATATAAAGAATGTAATCAGACAAATGGGTGAAGAAAACATCTCCAAAGAAGAAATATTAGGAGTAATAAATGAAATTAATATCTGAATTTAACGATTACGCAATCGAACCTGTTATCGTGGAACAAAACGAAAAGGGTGAGAAAGATTACTTTATAGAAGGAGTCTTCATGCAAGGCGACATCAAAAATAGAAACGGAAGAATATATCCGATTGATGTCATGAAAAAAGAAGTAGGTCGATATGTCAAAGAATTTGTAGAGAAAGACAGAGCATTCGGCGAGTTAGGACATCCAGATGGTCCAACAATTAATTTAGACAAAGTATCGCACATGATAACAAAGTTAGAACAAGATGGTTCTAATTTCATGGGCAGAGCAAAGATTTTAACAACACCAAACGGACAGATAGTGAGAAACTTGATAAACGATGGTGCTAAACTTGGCGTATCGTCTCGTGGTCTAGGTTCACTAGAACAAAGAGGTGGCGCACAAGTTGTTAAAGACGATTTTCAGTTGGCAACTGCCGCTGACATCGTTGCAGACCCTTCCGCTCCAGAAGCTTTCGTAGAAGGCATAATGGAAGGAGTTGAGTGGGTGTATGAAAGTGGTATCTTAAAAGCTAAAGATTTAGATACAATGCAGAAAGAATTACGAACTGCAAAACTAAATCAGTTAGAAGAAACCAAAATAAATTTATGGAAAAAGTTCGTAGAGAACCTATAATATATAAATAAAAGAGTTAAGCTAAAACTCAAACAGGAGAAACAAATGGCAGATTTAGAAAAAAACCTAGAACAGGCAATCGAAGAGGCAATGCAACCTAATTCGAAAGCTGAGAAAGGTGACTCAAAACCTGTTAAGCAAGGTTCATCTGATGCCGCTAAAATTGAAAGTGGTAAAGGTGAAGTCGTCAAACCAGAAGAAAATCCTGTTGACAAAGCAGTTGCATCTGTAAAAAGTGCTGAAAAAGGAACTAAAGAAGTTTCAGGTGATGCACAACAGAAAGGTGAGAGTTCACCTGAACCGATGCAAAAATTGAAAAAAGTTTCAGAGGATGATGTTAAAGAAGAACAGAAACCTTCTAAAATGAATGTAATCAAGGCTATGGTCAACAAAATGAAGGATATGAGTAAAGACGAGTTAAATGCAATGTATAACAGCATGCATAAAGACGAAGTTGAAGACTCAGAAAAGGTTGACGAATCCTTGACTAAGGCAGAAATCGCAAGAAATATCGTTGAAATGCTGAAAAGCATGGACGAAGAAACAGTTCAGAACTTCGTAAGTTCTTTAGAAGAAGAAGACCACATGTCTAAAAAGAAAAAGGGCGAAGACGAAGAAGAAATGGACGAAGAAGATGACAAAGAAGAAGAAGATGAAGATGAAGACGAAGAGGATGTAAAAGAATCCGCTGATGTCGAATCTGGATTAGTTGAGATGGAAGTAGAAGACGACCTAAATGCTATCTCAGAAGCTCTTGAATTATCAGAAGAAAATTCTGAAAAAGCAAGAAACATCTTTAAAGCTGCTGTCACTTCAAAAGTTTCGCAAATTAAAGAACAACTCGAATCAGAGTATTCAGAGAATTTAAAAACCTCAGTAGAACAAGTCAAAGGCGACCTTGCGGAAGCAGTTGACAAGTATCTATCATATTGTGCAGAAGAGTGGACGAAAGAAAACGAACTCGCAATCGAGAGAGGTTTGAGGTCTGAAATGACTGACAACTTCATCGATGGATTAAAAACATTGTTCGTAGAACATTATGTTGAAGTTCCAGAAGATAAGTATGATGTTATTGATGAACTCGCAAATCGTCTTGATGAGATGGAAGAAAAACTTGACAATGAAGTGTCTAACAACATGGCTATTGTTGAAGAAAACGAAAATCTTAAAAGACAAAATGTTGTGAGAGAGGCATGTCTTGACTTGTCTGAATCACAAAAAGAGAAAATGGTTTCATTATCAGAAGGAGTAGACTACAAAGATACAGAAGACTTTAGTGATAAAGTTAATGAATTGAAAGAAGCTTACTTCCCAAGTGATGAAGTCATTGCAGAAGAAACTGTAGTCGAAGAAGGAACAGGAGAATTTTCTAACGAAGAAGAAACTGTATTAAATCCTGAAATGACTAGATATTCATCTGCTATAAGTAAACTTAAACCATTAGGTTAATATTAATAGGAAATAAAAAAATGTTTTTATCAGAAAACTTACAAGAAAAGTGGGAGCCAATTCTAGAGCACTCCGATTTACCTAAAATCGAAGACAACTACAAGAAAGCCGTCACAGCAGTTATCCTAGAAAACCAAGAGAAGGCACTTGCAGAAGACCGTCAAACTCTTGAGGAAGCCGCACCTGTTAATGCTACTGGCACTGGAATTAGTAATTGGGACCCAATCCTAATATCTCTAGTTCGAAGAGCTATGCCAAATCTCGTTGCTTACGACATTTGCGGTGTTCAACCAATGACTGGTCCTACAGGACTTATCTTCGCTATGAAAGCAAGATACCAAGATTATCCATCAGGAAATAGACTTGCACAATCAGAAGCAATGGGAATCAATGAGCCAAGAACTGCTCATTCAGCCGCTGCTAATACTGATAACGCTGGTGTAGATTCTGACCCAGAGGGTGACCCATTTGCTAGTGGAAGTGCGTATCAAAACGCTACTTCAACTGGTATGAGCACAGCTACAGCTGAAGCATTAGGCGATGCATCAAATAATTCATTCGCTGAAATGTCATTCACTATTGAGAAATCAACTGTGACTGCTGTATCCAGAGCATTAAAAGCAGAATACACTCTAGAACTTGCACAAGACTTAAAAGCAATCCACGGTCTTGACGCTGAATCTGAGTTAGCAAACATTCTTTCAAGTGAAATACTTGCAGAGATTAACAGAGAAGTAGTAAGAGAAGTAAACAACCAGGCAAAAACTGGTGCTTCAGGAACAGCTTCATCTGGAACATTCAACTTAGATGTTGATGCTAACGGAAGATGGTCAGTAGAGAAGTTCAAAGGTTTGTTATTCCAAATTGAAAGAGAATCAAATGTAATCGCAAAAGAAACAAGAAGAGGAAAAGGTAACTTTATCCTTTGTTCTAGTGATGTTGCATCTGCTCTTTCTATGGCTGGAGTATTAGATTACACACCTGCATTAAGCACAAACTTAAATGTTGATGACACAGGCAATACTTTTGCTGGTGTTCTTAACGGAAGAGTTAAAGTATATGTTGACCCATATG